AATGGGGTCGTCGTCAAGGACTTCCGTCGCAGTCGTCGGCCAGAAGTTGTACAGGTCATTGGATCTCGACAGGCAGACGTAGGGACCGCTGAGGAAGCCCAGCCTGTTCTTGTGGACGAACAACCCGTCGATGCTGCCGTGACTCACGAAGGAGGGCGTCGGAGCGGAGTCCTCATCGCCGACTTGGCGAGACTCCCACGGCGCCGCTGCGACTTCGAAGTAGATCGCGCTGGGCGTCCCCGTGACAGTGCCGCTCACGTCGTCTACTCTGCGAGTCACAGTGTGAGGCATCGTGTCGGTCGAGAAGGCTGTCTCGATGCCGTCTTGATGAGTCTCCACCCAGGCGTTCAATTCGGTGTCGAAGGTGACGTAGTAGTCGTTGCGACCCGGCGAGTCGAGCGCGATGATCTTCAACTTGTCGCCCGCCTCGGCACTCGCTGGGAGGTCGCTGCGCTTATCGACAGCCCCCGTGACGGCCTTGATGTAGGTCGGACCCTGGGTCGAGTTGGCGCTCACCGTGAAGTCCCAAAAGATGTCGTAGGGACCGCCGTCGCTCTGGAGGCCGCTCTCGATACGGATCGTCGTGGAGCCCTCAGAGGTACCGACAAGCGAAGCGGTCCACATTGTCACGTCGGGAGTCGGAGCAACGTTGTCGATGAAACCAGCCGTGTTGATTGCAGTCACGACATCCGCCGCTGCTTCCGTGATTGTTCCGCCGGAACCCATAGCGACTGCCAAGACGCTGATAGGAGTTCCACCGGCGAGTTGAATGTCGATGAGGTATTCTTCCGTGGCCTCAATGCGAGACAGCAGAGTGATGAAGGCGACGCGTGGGGAGTACCGGAGATTGGCGCCAGGACCAGCGGGCTCCATCACAGCGGTCATCGCTGGGGTCTTCGCTGCGTTGCTCACGAAGGTCGTGTCGGCGACGCTGACTGCCCTGATATCGCTCCGAGGCGTCGTGGTCGTCAGGTAGTCGTCTGCGTTCCCAGTGATCTTCACGAAGTAGTTCGTGCCGCTCAGGTCGGAGACTTTCAGAGGCGTCGCATTCACCCCGGTGAACTGCATGTTGTATCGCTCGGAGGCGTCGCGATTGACGAAGTGGTCCTTGTAGGAGTTACTGACGGATGCACTCGCGAGGGAGGCGACACGCTCGATACCTGGACGACGCCGCAAGCCGTGAATCGGGGAGTCTTCGACGTTCAGGGCGTCAGTCAGTTGAGAGTCGAAACGGACGCCGGGGAGTTGTCGGGAGATGCCCCCGAAAAGCTGCTGGACTGTCTTGGATATGCGAGGCATGTTGCTCTACCGGGTGTTCTTGGCCATGTCGATAGCAGTCGCGATGACGACAGCAGCAAGTTGACGGGACGTGACGGGGCGAATCCTCTCGACGCTCTCAACGTACTCTTTCGCTCGCCGCCACCCGTTGTAGCTTGCGTGGCCTTCGTACATCGCTGCGAGGCACTCCTTAAGGTTGATCGACCCGTCGTCATTGTAGAAGTTGGTGAAGTCAAACATGATGGGGAACCTTACAGGTGTAGTTCGTGATACATGAAGAGGAGGGCGAGAACCAGCAGGGCAGCGAAGAAGACCGCGAGAGCCCTCTCCACGATATTCTCAAGCGGCCCCGTGAAGTCAAGAGGTTTGCTCATGCTGTCGTTACCACATGAAGGCATCGGTGACAGGCACAGCGCCCATGTGAGCAAGGACTTCGAAGTTGTCCAGCATCGAGGGCCGCTCGACCCAGTACTCGTAGTTCGAGAAGTCTGCGGACGCGATCTGAGCCTCTTCGATAGCCTGCTGACGCTTCCCCGGGTCTGCACTGACGCTCGACAGGAATCTCAGCGTCGCCTGCATACAGATGTGATTCTTGACGGGCTCAGGGAGGTCTGCATAGGCGAGGAACCTGACGACGCGGAAATCGACATCGGCGGTGAACACCGCTGTCTCGTTGTCCAAGTCCCACATGTTCCCACTGCGCTGAACGAGCTTGAGCGACCTATCCTCGGGAGTGATCGACAGGGCGTCACTCGGGACAGCGAGATACCCCGTGACGCTCGCGGGACTGATCGTGTAGTTTCTGTCTGTGTTCACTGCGAGTCCACGCGACTGCACTTGACGAGACGCCCTGTGAAGTTCCGCTTGAGCGCTGGACACGTCGCTGGGGAGAGTCCCTGTGAGCGTCGTTGCCTCGGGGTATCCAGCGTAACGAAGGAGCACGTTGACGGCATCGAGTTCCGTCTGAGGTACGAGAGAGGGCATAGCGGGGGTACTCCACAGGTGAGAACACGACGGGTTAACGAGGAGGAGGAGGGAAAGGGGAGTCCCCATGATGACTTGGGCGGGGACAAGGCTCCAGGTAGACTTCTTCACGGTCATCTCGCGGTCTACACGACGGTTGCACTGCGCTTCGCTCTATTGGGAAGGGTACCGACAACCGAACGGAAAGAGGCAACACGGGGGAGCGACCGGTGGTTTCCGGCCCGTCTCCCCCATGTCACCTTATCGGCACGTTATGGCCGAGAGGAACAGGTTAGACCACGACAACCTGAGTCAGGGTGTTGGTCGTCAGCTCCCACAGGTACTCGCTACGGAGCCAGTCACAGCCCTTGGCGTAGCGAGCAGTCAGGAGCCAGCCGATACGACGCGGGTCCCACGACTTCTCAACGATCACGTCGGTGAGGTCGAGCAGGCCCACGCTGTTCTTGATGCCAGCCACGGCGACGGTCTTGCGGAAGTCCCCACCGTGGTAGGTGTACTTGCCGCTGGTCCCGGCGTTCGTGGACGGGATGTTCTTCGCCTTGATGATCTCCACGCCCATCAGGCCGCTGATCGAGCCGGTGCCGATGTTCGCGCTGTTGCCGTAGTACTGGCTCGACGCGAAACCGAAACCGTTGCTCTGCACTGCACGGACGAGGTTGTTGTAGAGATTCGGGCGGACAAGGATGAAGCGACCATCGGACGGGCAACCGGCGAGGTTATCCCAGCCGGTCACAACGGTCGTCAGGTCGGTGAAGAACGCCTCCGCCTGAGCAGCGACGGACGCGGCGCCAGCCCCCTCACCGACAGCGATCTGGAGACTGTCGTCTTCGAGGACGCGGTCGGAGGTGTAGCCAGCGGGAGCCCCGGTGACGAGCGAAGTCGTCTCGCGGGCGCCGAGGATGTGCTCGATGATCAGATGACCGTCGAGGTCGTTCGCAAGGACACTGCCCTGGGCCTGAGCGTAGGGCGCAAAGTTGTCCCAGTGAGCCATCCGCGTGTCGATCTCAGCGAGGAAGCTGTGCGACAGCATGAACGCGGGGTCAATCGTGATGACCTTCTCCGCGTGATTGATGGGGGTCCCGACGATCTCGGCACCGGGAGTGTGGTAAGCGGAAGTCGCGAGGCCGATCATCGGGAACTGCGAGGACTTCTGACCGGAGACGGTCTTGCGGAAGACGAGGCCCTTGGGGAGGACCACGCTCTCCTTCTGCATGTAGGTGACAACCATGCCACCGAACAGTTTCAGAAAGAGGGCGTCAGTGTCGTTAGCGCCATTGACTTGGCCGACACGGGATACAGTAGCATTCGACATGGGAGTGAGAGAGCCTATTGGGTGAAGAGGCGTTTGTCGTAGAGGTAGTTGCGCACGATGGGTGCAAAGGCTTCCTCAACACACAGAACGACGCTCCTTGACCACGAACCGCTTCGTCTCTCTCGCTATTGGGTATTCGTCTCTCCACGACAGGTGGTCGATAGGGGAGAACAAGGTGTCCGCCAAGCGGTCCAAAACGTTCCTCAGAACGGGACACGCAGCGGCTCATTCACTCGCGAGCACTTGGGGAGGACGTAACGGGAGACACGGAGGGGGATGGGTGGGCAAGGCGTCTCAGCACGACACGGTGTGTGTCTGGAAGACTTGCTACTTGTCTCTCTCGCGCTCTCTTCTTCGTCTGCTGTGCTCTCACTCTTGTCGATGTGCTGTCTTAGAATGCCGACATGCCTTTCGTCGGCTGCTTTCCGTCCCACAACTCAAACCACCGACGGGCTTTCCAGTTGAAGGGAATCCACTTGTACAGGAGGAACTCCGCAAGTTCCTTTGCCTTCCTGTGGTTCTCGGTGAACGCCGTGCCGACCATCCTGCGGAGCTCCCATAGGAGACCCACCGGGTAGCTGATGGCGATCATGGCGGCGAAGAGTGGGACCGGGATGAGGATCATCATGAACCTGTTCGCCATCACGACGCGGTTCACGGATTGTCGATTCGCTCTCAAAACGGAACCTGTGACTGCCGCCGCTCTTTGTCTCTGCGTAGTCTGGCCATGCTCAACTCGTCAAGTCGTCGGTGAAGCTCTGTGAAGAGTTTGTCTGACGGCTCCGTCCAGTTGAGGTCGTAAGACTCCTTGCACCGCACCAGCGCCCCGATGAGAGACCAGATGCGCTGCTCGATCCATATCGTCTCTGGCATGATCCCAAGAGGTGGCTTGGGTACCACGGTGGAGGTGCTCATGTTACCGAATCGTCCCCGCCGCCATGGACCGTTGGGTCTTCGTCATGACCTCTTCCTTGTAGGCAGGATTCGTCTCGAAGCGTGGGTCGCTCATCGCGGCCTGCCACTCTGCCTCGCTCTTGAAGATCCCGCTCGACGCTGCATCGGGAACCTTACCGCCCGCGATGGCACCGGCGGGAGCAGTGTAGCCACGCGCTGCCGTCATCTTGGCGACGAGGGCTTCTGCGTAGACTTTGGCTGTCGCTGGGTTGCTCAAGCCAGACTCGTAGGCAGCCTGTTCAGTGGGAGGGAGGTTCGCCTGACCCCACTCAATGGCTGCGTTGAAGACCTGCGCTCCGCCGACGCTCGCAGCGAGTTCCGACGTGCGCTGGAGTTCAAGCGCCTTGACGCCCGCCATGTACGTCGAGACGTATTCCTGTGTGAGTCCCACAGCGGCGAGCTTCGTCATCGTCTCGGGAGTCAGGGCGCCTGTCTCGTTGAACTCCTTCGTGGCGACTGCAAGGGGAAGTTCAGGGGGAGTTACAGCGGGAGCGTCCTTGGCGACAGGCGAGAGAATGTCCTTGGGGGACTTCACAGCAGCAGCAGCAGCAGCAGCGGCGACATCAGGAGCAGTGGGGGTAGGCGCCACCTGCGGAGTCTTGCCGCCTGAGGAGAGGCTCGTTTCGAGCGTCTTGTAGAAGCTCTCGACTGCCTTCGTGTCGCCCTTCTCGATGAGCTTCGCGACTGCCTGCATGACGCCGTTTGACAAGTCACCGGGAGTCTTGTACTTCCCTGCGAGCAACGAGTCGGAGGCGGAAGAAGTCTCACCGGCTGGAGGAGTTGGCAAGGGAGTCTTCCCGCTGAGAGCAGCGAGAGCCTCCTCCTGAGTAATCGTGCCCTTCGCGAGGGCCTCGAACGTCGCTGCGTGGGGACTCACGTCGAACGTCCCGCCTGTGTTCTCAGCGGGAGGCGCGGTGGAGGCGGTGGGGTGAGACACGACGGACAGAGATTCAGTAGAGTCTGGAGGCACTTATTAGGCTCCTGCTGTGGGTTGTGATTGGGGAGAGAAGGCAGCCTTCGCTGCTTCCGTTGCGACACCTGGTGCGACGTTCAACATTGCTGCGTTCGTGGACTCAGCAGCCATCTCTTCGTCGGACTTGACGAGCGGGTCCGTATCGACGCCCAGGAGTTTCCCGAGCTTGATCGCTACGACGTTCCCCTTGATTGCAGTCTGGACGGCAGAGGGGAGGAACTGAGCGAGCACGGAGAGCCACTGCGTAATCTTGTTGGCCTCCGCAGCGTCACCCAAGCCTTCAACACCTGCGGTCATCTTCGCAGTGACGGAATCGAGCGGGAACTTGGGGAGGCGTCTTGAGGCGTCAAGGCGAGCCTCAACACGACCCAGGACGGGCTTCTGGAGGGAGTCGGTGAACTCGCTGTAGATGCCTGCATTGGCACTGTCGAGTTCCCCAGCGAGCATACGGATTTCCTCGGCGGTCACACGTTCGCCGTCGCGTTGGACGCTGCGATACGTCATGAAGAAGGCGCCGACATCCCGCTTCTGCCCATTGACGACTTCCATTGCGACACGAAGCTCGGGGACGTTATCAAAGCCAATCGCCTTGATGCCCTCGGGGTCGCCGGGGAGAGCGTCGCCTGTCTGAGCCTTCTGGAACAACCGGAAGTCGTTCATGCCGGGCTTCATGACGAGGAACTTGCGAGTCGCCAAGAGCCCTTGGAAGGCAAGCGACCGCGAGTTCATGTGGAGACTGCGGAGAGTCCCAAGGAACTGCGTCGCGTAACCCTCTGCGTAGTCCCTGCCGTCGATCAAGAGGCACGTCGCGACGATCCACGGCAGGTTGCTCTTCTTGAAGGAACCGTAGGAGCCAGGCACAGCGAGGCCCCCGCCGACTTCCTGCCACGTCTCGAACGTGTCGGGAGCAGTCCGCTTGACGGTCGTGAAGAGTTCTACGTTGTCCGTGGACTTGTGGATTGACGTGTCGCTGCCGCCGGAGGGTGGCGCCGCGTTCCTGACGGTCTCGGGAAGTTCACTGCGTTCGACTTGTTCACGAATGATGATCTCCATGAGCTTCCCAGCGCCGCCGCGCCGGACGACGTACTGATCGAGCCGGAAGAAGCGCCAGTCGTCGCTGTCCTCTTCTGGGATGTACAGGAGCCCTTGGCCGACGCACAGAGTCGAGAGGATTGTCAGGAAGAGCTTGTAGCGAGCCCCTTCGCCCTTGCTGATTGCGCTCGTAATGGCGCTCGACCGGACTCTGAGGATGTCGTCCAGAGTCTTCTCAGCGGCTGCCACGTCGTTGTTCCCAGCGGTGAGGATCGCTCGGAGTTCTGCGCGAGTCGCTGGGTCGAGTTCGTAGCGGAAGAACGGGACGTTTGGGGGGAAGAGCGTCAGAGTGATCTTCGACGCGAGGGAGATGGCGCCGTAGTTGCCCTCGCTCTGGTAGCTGTTACGGCGATCCTCGGACTCCTCTTGGTCCTTCTTGGGGAGGATGAACGGACACGTCAGGGCTGCGGAGTCGCGCAGACGTTCCATGACGGAGAATCGCTCTGCATCAAGGGACTCGAAACGAGCCTTGAGGGAGACGGGGACGAGAGCAGTATCCGTGAGAGATGTAGTGGGGGGTATCGTCATTATTGCTGCCCCGTCGCCTTGACCCCTGTGAGCCCCTGAGGAGTCACAGGGACTTGGAACCGCGCGAGCCCCGTCGTCTTTCGCCGCGATGGGTTGCGGCTCTTCTCGTCACCAAGGACGACCTCGGCGACTTCCTGCGGAGGACTCGGCGGGGGAGTCCGAGGGATTCGCGGGGAGTGTGGTTTACTCATGCACATAAGTGGGCCTACTTGACCTTCCCGGCGAGGGTGTTGACAGTCTTGGCGAGTTCATTCAGGGCGGTCGCTTGGCTCTGCTGGGCAGCTTCGACCTTCCAAGAGTTCTCGCCTGTCTTCTCGACAAGGACGCTGACTTGCTGGTCACCCCATCGCGAGTACGTTGTGGCGCCCGTGGACGGGTCGAACGTCAGTCGGGCGCACCCCAGCATAAGGGACAGCAGGAGGACACTGAGGAGAATCTTAGCGTATCGAGTCATGGGACGAGCACCTTTGCGACGCTGACGAGTTGTTTGTTGACACTCAAGGATTCAGGGGTCTTGTCGTTCCAGGCGCACCATCCCCACATTCTCACTCCCCTGTAGAGGGTCCATGCCTTCACTCTTGTGACGCCGTTCCGCGTGAGCAACCCGTAGAAGAGCGAGTCTGCTTGTTCTCGCGTCGTTGCGTGGGACGAGTAGAGGGCATCGTGAATCAGGGAGGCGGGTCGAGCGAGTCCCTGGAAGGGGTGTCCGACGACGCGCCAGAAGAATCTCGGAATGGAGGCCCCATCGAACACGAAGCCAGCCTTGACGTACACGTAGAATCCGCCGTGAGCGACGAAGTAGTCGCTGACGAGTTCA